ACGACTATATCCAACAAAAAGCCCTGCCTTTATTTTTTGAGTTTAGGGACAAGGCTGTGGAAGTTTTTTTGTGGATACAGGATGTATCAAGCACTGCCTTCAACAATGTAAAACAGGTGATTAAAGAGAATTCTCCCGTATTTCAAAAACTGATTGACATTGCGCTGGACCTGAGGAATAAGCTCTTTTCGGCTTTTGATTACGCGAAACCTGTGATTGAGTGGATATTTACGGAAGGCCTGCCGTTGGTTGTGGATATTTTGTTGCAAGCAGTGGGCAAAGCGGCCGATTTGTACAACTTTATCAATGATAATTGGTCTCTAATTGAACCTATCATCATAACGATAGTTTCCGCTATTGGTCTTTATAAGCTGGCTATGTTGGCTCTAAAGGCAAAAATGATAATCCTCACAGCAGCGCAATGGGCTTTAAACGCTGCCATGAGCGTTAATCCGGCCATGCTGCTATGCCTGGCAATAGGAGCGTTAATTGCTGTAGCCGTCCTTCTAGTTAGAAATTGGGATAAGGTTAAAGCTTTTTTTGTTGGCTTGTGGAGCAAAATCACTGAGTTGTTTGGAAACATCGGGAACTGGTTCAAAGAGAAATTTACGACGGCGAAAAACAAGATTATTGAGGTGTTTGGAACAGTTGCGGACTGGTTCAATACTAACGTAATCATGCCGCTGAAGAACTTTTTTACACCGATTGGCAACTTCATTGTGGGGCTGTTCGCTACGATATGGGGGGCGGTGTCTTCCTTGTGGATTACTGTTTCCGGATGGTTCAACGACAATGTTATTCAGCCTGTGGTCGGGTTTTTCAGCGGTCTGAGGGATGGTATTGTCCAATTCTTCCAAGCCGCGTGGGAGACGGTTTCCGGAGTATGGGCGGCAGTTTCCGAATGGTTTGACGAAAACGTTATTCAGCCGGTGGTTGAGTTTTTTACCGGGTTGTATGAGTCCATCGTTGGGCTTTTCCAAAGCGCCTGGGATGGTGTAACCGGTATATGGGCGGCAATCGGCTCCTGGGTGGACGAAAACGTTATACAGCCGGTGGTCAGGTTTTTCAGCGGGATACCGGATAAGCTTTCGGACGCCGGGGAAGCGATTGGGAGAAAGCTTAAGGATGCTTTCTGCGCGCCTATTGATTGGGTGAAGGAAAAATGGAACGGCATTAAGGACTTTTTCGGCGGGCTGCTGGGGCAGGCGGATGAAATCGCCCGAAAGGGTGAGTCCATTGCTGGGTTAACGGTTACCAAGGTGCCAGGATACGCGACTGGCAGCGATTTTACACCGAATACCTTTATTGCCGGTGAGAACGGGCCTGAATTGATTACTAACGGGGCCGGCCGGAAGGTGTTTACTGCTGCCGAAACAGGACGGATATTTGATAACTTCAACATGTTTGACAGCTTGAAAGGTCTGTTGTCGGGCTTTGTATCCCAAGAGCTGCCTAAGCTGCTGCAAATCAAGGATGCTACGCCAATTGACAGAGGCGGTGGGGATAGGTTCAGTTTTTCATACAGCCCTCAAATTATTGTCGAAGGCGGCAACGGGAACGAAGATAGCTTGAAGGATATTATACGCAGGGCGCTGGACGAAGATAGGCCGGGTCTGGAGCAGTTTATTTTAGAGGTTATCGCTAGAGCAAAAGCAAGGGAGGTGCGGACGGCTAATGCCTAATTATACAACTACTCAGGGCGACATGTGGGATATGATCGCCTTAAGGGTTTACGGTGACGAAAACCTTATGCATAAGCTGGTCGAGGCGAACCCGGACCATAGACACACGGTAGTCTTTCCGGCCAATATAGCGCTGGATATCCCGGAGGCGGAGGTAATCTCCGCCTCCATTGCCTCGCCTGCTTGGAAGCGGGGTGGTGGCTGATGCCGGAGGCGCGTCGGGTCAAAATTGCGGTTACTTATAATAATCACGATATTTCCGGCTGGGTGAGTGGTGTTACCTATTCGGACAACAGCGACAAAACAGACGATATATCCATTAGACTGTCCGACAGGGCCGAAAGATGGTATAACGAATGGTTTCCGGAAACGGGAGATCAGGTCGCGGCGTCAATAGATGTGATCAACTGGCGCTGGCCTAACGACAACCGGAGCATGTCCTTCGGATCCTTCGAGGTGGACAACACGGAAATGTCGGATACCGTGACGGTCAACGGTGTGGCGGTCCCGATCACAAGCAGTATACGCAGCGAGACCAAGACAAAGAGGTGGAAAAAAATAAGGCTGCGTGGCATAGCCAAGAAAATAGCCGCGAACGCCAGTCTTGAGCTGGTGTATGAAACAGATGTCGATCCATATTACGACCGGAGTGAGCAGAATAACAAGTCGGACCTGGCGTTTTTGGAAGAACTGTGTAAGTCAGATGGGCTTTGCGTAAAGGTCACCGACGGGCAGCTGGTTATATTTGAGGAAAGCAAATACGACCAAATGGAGGCCGTGGGGACTATTGAAAAAGGCGTGAGTCTTTATAAAGGCAAGCCGAAATTTGCGCGTAACGCTAAAAACATTTATTCGGCCTGCGAGATAGCCTTTACTGATTCCAGGACGGATAAAACCTATAAGGGGCGCTTTGAGGCTCTCAATGTGGGGAATGTGGGACATGTGCTGAAGGTTAACGAGAAGTTTAATTCAAAGACAGACGATATTCAGTATAACCGGAAGGCAAAGGCAAGACTGCGGGAACAGAATAAAAACGAGTGGACCGCAAGGCTTACTATGTGCGACGGCCTTTTTTATTATGCCGGCACGAATTTGAATATAAAGGGCTGGTATAAGTTTGATGGCAAATATCATGTTAAATCAGCTACGTATGACATAGGCGGCAGTGGCTTCACGGTAGATTTAGAGTTGCGCCGGTGTCTGGAGGGATATTGATGAACGATACCGAAGGCATTATAAGAATAGGACGGGTGTCTTCAATAGATGAGGCCGCAGGGACCGCAGAGGTGTTATTCTCAGACAGAGACGACCTGGTTTCTTGTGATTTTCCAGTTACCGTTCCTCTGACTTGTAATGACAAATTTTATTTTATGCCGGCTGTAAATGAGAGGGTGCTGTGCGCTCTGCTCCCCAATGACACGACACAGGGGTTTATACTTGGTTCTTTTTATTCGGAGGTACGGGAGCCGCCGGTACAGGATAAAAATAAGTTTCACATTCGCTTTGAGGATGGGACCGTGCTGGAGTACGATAAACAGCTGCATAAGCTGACGGTGGATGTGCCGGAAAACGGCGGGGCCTCGCTGGAGGTAGCTACGGCGGGAGATATAGAAGTAGACGCGCAGGGTAAGGCTACGGTTCGCGCAAAGGGTAATGTGACGGTATCATCGGACGGTGATGCGGAGGTTGCGGCGAAAGGTAAAATCAAGCTTTCCGCCGATTCGGACCTGGAGCTTACCGGCGCGAATATCACAGTCGCCTCTGCCAATTCCGGTGTAAGTATTTTCGTTGATGCCGCCGGAAACGTCACGGTCAATAGCACTGGGGACACGAAGATCAATACCTCCGGAAGTGTGACCGTTAATTCTTCCGGAGAGGCTAAAGTAGAGTCTGCGGAAAACATCACGGTTGAAAGCAAAAAAGACTTGATACTTAAAGGGCAGACTACGACGATGGTGCTGTAAGGAGGGTTGCTTATGATTGGGGCCATAGGTTCCAAGGATATAGACGATGTGATTTTATTCGAGGTTTCAGGCCAAAGGGCGCTCACTTTTCAGAATTTTGTCAGGAACAACAAGGTGCGTTACACCAAGCATGATGTCCACCTGCAAAAGCCTTTGCCGGAATTTATCGGGCCTGAGCTGGATACCATTACGTTTCAAATAATCCTCAAGGCTGAACTTGGAGTTAATCCACGGGTGGAGATGGATAAACTTATTTACCTTGAGCGCGACGGAACGACAATATCCCTAATCATCGGTACCGGCGGGTTTGGTTATTATCGCTGGACGATACAAGACCTTAGTATGACATGGGAACGGGTGGACAACAAAGGTATACTGACGGCCGCAGCTTGTAACCTGACATTACAGGAATATGTATAGGGGGCGCGGGTATGACTGTTATTGATATTTTGGGCGCAACGCCGGATAAGATCAATTTTTCGCCGTCTACGGTGGTGGAGGAGGTACGGCAGAATATAGCCATGCTGCTGACTACGGTAGCAGGATCTGTGCCTCTGGATCGCAAGCTAGGTATTGACACGAGCTTTATTGACGCCCCGGCGCTTCGGGCTATGATGAAAGCTCGTATTTTTATTTTGGAAACAATTCAGGACTATGAGCCAAGGGTAGAAGTGAAAAACATTGATTTTGTAGCAGACGCAGACTCCGCTGCAGATGGAAAAATGAAAGCGAAAGTGAAGGTGAGGATTTACGATGAGTACATCACTTGATAATTTACCAGATATAACCTTTGCCGAAAAGAATACAGAGGTTATAGTTTCGGAGCTTATAGCTGACTTTGAGGCGGCTGCGGGCCGGAAGCTGTATCCAGGGGATCCTCTACGGCTCTTTTTACTGAGCTTCGCTAAATTTATATCTCTTCTCCGGAGCGATATAGATTTTTCAGGCAAACAGAATCTTTTAAGGTATGCCGGCGAGGGGTACCTGGAAAACCTGGCCGCGCTGTTGGGAGTGACCAGGCTTGAGCCGTCTTCGGCAATGGTCACTTTTCGCTTTTATTTGTCTGCGGCACAGAGCAGCGCTGTTACTATACCCGCAGGCACAAGGATAACGGACGAGGGTAAGGTTTACTTTGCTACAACGTTAGCCGTGGAGATACCCGCCGGCAAATTATCTGTTGACGTGCCGGCGGAATGCATGGAAACAGGGGAGAAGGGAAACGGTTACTATCCGGGGCAGTTAAAGACTCTGGTTGATCCGTTCCCTTACTTTGGCTCCGTGGCAAATATAACGTTGTCTTCCGGTGGCGCAGATCGTGAATCGTTGGAAGCGCTGCGGGAAAGGGTGCGTGTGGCACCTGAGAGCTTCTCCAGCGCGGGGCCTTACGGGGCATATAAGTACTGGGCGAAAACAGCCTCGCAGCTAATCACGGATGTATCAGTGGAGACTCCGGAGCCGGGTGTCGTGGAGATCATTCCGTTGCTGGAGGGGGGCGAGATGCCAACTCAGGATATTTTAGACGCGGTGGCTGACAAGTGCAGCGACGATACCCGCCGTCCACTGACGGATAAGGTAGTGGTCAAGGCTCCTGAGGTAGTTTATTACGATTTGGAAATGACATATTATATCGCCAGATCTAGCAGCTCCATTGGCTTGAGCATTCAGAGCAGCGTAGCTAAGGCTATAGAAATATATGCGCTCTGGCAAAAATCGGCTTTGGGACGGGACATAAACCCGTCAAAGCTGGTGGAAATGGTTATGGCCGCCGGAGCTAAACGGGTGGAGATCACATCACCTGCTTTCCAAGCGCTGAACTATGACCAGTTGGCGGTCGCCAATGCGCCGGTCGTTACTTATGGAGGGCTTGAGGATGATTAAGCTTGATGACCTGTCTATGACGGACCTGCTGCCTGCCAGCATTAATAGTGATAGGGAGGTCAAGGCGCTGGCTTTGGCTCTTGACAGGCAATTACGTCAGGTCCTTGAGGAGATTGCTTCGGTAATCCTAATGCCTCGTATAGATGAGTTGCCGGAGGAAACGGTTGACTTGTTGGCGTGGCAACTCCATGTGGACTTTTATGAGCCTCTAGGTATGAATCTGGCTAAAAAACGGACCTTGGTTAAGAATTCTTTACAGTGGCACAAAAGGAAGGGTACAAAGAGCGTGCTGGAGGACATGATCGGACTGCTGTATACGGAAGAATTTATATTGCAAGAATGGTTTGAGTATGAAGGATTACCCTATTACTTCCGGATTATCATTGGCGAAAACGCTGCCCTGACAGAGAATGATTTTAAGTATACTTCCCGCGCGGTCAAGGAGTTGAAAAACGTCAGGAGCTGGCTGGTGGATATTCTGATTACGAAAAGCTATAGGGCGACCGTGTATGCAGGAGGGGCGGCCGGTGTATACAGCAAATACCTCGTTAAGTGTACCGAGGGAACAGGCGCGTCGGTTTTCCCGGCATTCGCTATGATGATTGGCGGTAAGACGAGGCTGATACAGCACTTGCTTGTAAAAGAAACGGAAGGTGAGTAGATGGCTGAATTTCAATTTAACAAAAGGACATATAAGGGACTTGAGTTGTTATCCAGGGGCAATGTAGGCAACTCGTCAAATCCGCTGAAAATAACGCGGATAGCGGTAGGCAGCGGCACGCCGCCAGCGGGCGGCGATTGGTGCGAGTTGGAGGATCTGGTATGGCTCGAAAGGGACGCCAATATCATTGATTTTAAAAATGCGGGTAATGGTGTAGGAAGTATAAGCGTGGAGGTAACCAATACGGGACAGACTTCCGGATTTGATATATGGGAGATCGGCGTATTTGCTTATGATCCGGATGCCAGGTCGGAAATATTATACAGCTACGTATACGCACTGCATCCCATTTGGCTGGGGCCTTTTGAGTCAACGCCTCA